ATATTTACAGGAATATTTTAAGAAACAACTATTGTCTTCGCTAATTCTTTTTAAACTTGCTATCTTTATCAATAGCAAAATTAGCTCTACTGAACTCTAATCGATCTACAAACTTAACAGCACTACCGGTTGCATCAATAGCAACATATCCCTCCGGATCCGTTACTACTAAATCACCATTAGGACTAAACAAATAATTTTTCATACCAACTTCACGCATCATATTATTATACTTTTGTATGAAAACATCTTTACATTGTTTTACTGCTTTTTGAAATTCAAACACAGCATAAATATCCTGACTAGCATCTTGTATTAACGATAATAATTGCTCTTTATTTTTAGCTGCTTTCGCTTGACCAGCTGCACTCTTAAGAGTTGCTATCTGNTTATCTATTCTACCTGTGAACCATCGTACAAACTGCTCAAAAGAAGTCGCAGTGTCACTCAGAAACTCACCAGTTCTTATTTCAGTATTAATATAAGTGTTTAAATTAGCTAATAACTTATCAGTTAATTTATTAAAATCTATACTTAATAAATTTTGTCTAGCAAGCCCTATTAAAGAATTTACATTTTTAGTTTCTTCAGCCGTTAAAGTAATATAACCTGCATCATTTTCAAAATAAGCATCTTTAACATACACTTGAGGGCCAGGATTTAAATTTGTAATATCAACTCCAAATTTTTTAGTCGAAAATCTAACATACCCTTCTTGATCTAATGTAACATCATATTCTGTATGAAACACTACACCGATTTTTGAATTTAATATCTTTTGACCTTCTTCACTAGCAGTTGGTACAGCATACACTATAGTATTAGGTTTAAATAAGACATGTTGTACTCCATCAATATCATTAACTTCTTTTATCTCATCATCAAATAAAAAATCACCTTGATATACAGAATTAAATCTTAAATTTTTAAAATGTACAAACGTTTGAACTAGCTTATCAACTAAACCAGGAGCCTCGGCGTGATTCTTTTTAATATCATCAATTGAATAATTGAGTTTAGGTATTTTATTAAAAACAGACTTACTGCCTATAAAAAACTTACCATTAGGATCTGCTCCTAGTATTACTGCTGGTGCTCCATCATACTTTACAGTTGCATTAACGGCGCGCGGAGTCTCACTGTCTAATATTTCTGTGAGTGCTTCGAGATAATTAATAGCTCTTACTCCACCATCTTTTTGAGCAGTGAGAATAAGCTCCTCTAGATGAGTCAAATGTTTATTTGGCCCAGCCGCCTCATATAACGGAAAGTATTTTTTATAAGTTAACATTTTCCTTGCCTATATATGTTTACTCTAATTCCAGTACTATCTGTTAACCAAGTGTCACAGAAACCTTCTTCAATTAAATAACGTACAATCTTATTAGGAACTCGTTCCCCTTCAATCATATTATCATCATCAAAGATACCAATAACATAAGGCATAATCTTTACCCTATATCCCATTATTGTTGTATCATATAATCCTAATACCATTATTTTTTAAATTTTGCTTTTGTTGTAATAGATGCAGCACTACCCTGCGGCCCAGCTTTAGCTCCGAAACCTGGTAAACCAATACCAACTACTTTAAAAACTTCCTCAGGAGAAGTTGAACTATTAATATGCGCTACATTCCCTCCTGGTTCATTAAAAATAAGTAAACCAGTATCTTCCATTTTCTCTAATCTTAAATAATAATGAAGGAGTGCCATTTTATAATTAACAATAAAATTCTTATAACCACTTAATCCCTCGGCAATAAATTCATCGATAAATGTTAATTCAAAATCTTCAAGCCGAGAAAATACAGACTTAAGACCGTTTTTAATTAACTCACTAAGATACTCTTTAGTAATAATGTTATTATGTAATAATTGAAAACCGGTTGCTAATGCATAACCAGGCTGATTTATTAAAATATTATAATCATTAGTACCACCACCAGGTACTTGCAAGTTTAAATCGTTTTCATTATTAAGTTGTGTGAACGAATTGAACCAGTAAATACTAGCTGACGCACCATCACCATAACCAGTCTGTCCTCTAAGACGAGCACCTCTTCCCTTTATATCATATAATTTATCATCTATAAGAACATCTCCTTTAGCTGGTTTCTTACAACCTTTTAAGAGAGTAGATATTAACATTTCTCCTTTACCCATAACCGGTTGAGTAGGGAACTGTTTATTATATAAAGCCTTAATTGTATCATATTCAAATCCAACCTCACCAAACACAGTAAATATATTACCTGATGATATTAATTGTTCTTTAGTTACACCACTATCCTCTCTATTTTTTAAATATTCTACAACAACATCTGTATCAGGTTGAGAAAGAATAATTTTAAGAATCGACTTAACCCACTCTGGCTTTAAGTTAGACTGTTCATTAATTTTTGTAATTAACTCTTCGATACTACTACGGTCTGCTAATAAATGTTTTATCTCTTTATAATCATCATCACTTATAGGTATAGATTGTTTAAACGGCTCATCATCTACTCTTAAAAAATGATCAGAATCGCCAGTATCTTCAAAAAAATGTTTAAATGATTTCATATTCCAGCTGGATATCTTTGTGGTTTAGGATCATGTGATGGGTTGGTCGAAAATAACGCATGCACTAAACTTAAAAGCCATTCATCTACTCCTTTCTTCTCTTTCTTCTTTTTCCTTTTTTTCCTCTTTTTCTTTTCTACGACAGTTTGTTCACCAAACATAAGATCATATGATTGAATAATCAAGCTATTTAATTCAGCTATCGTCTCATCATTACGTAAATTTTTAAAAGCTAAATTCTCTACAGAATATTCACCTTTACTAGCGAGACCTTTTTGACGCATTCTCATTAACTTATCTTTTAATTTTTTAGCTCGTTTATTAATTAACGCAAGGTCTTGTTTATCATCAACTTCATTTAAAGCTTCCTTCATCAATTCTATTTCCGTGCGGAACTGTTCAGCTTTCTTTTCAACGTCACGTTGATCTATTTCCGGTGGATCGTGAACAGGCTTTTTAATCCATCTATTATCTTGTATACTAAATAAACCGGAAGCCACATGAGGCTCGTGAATATCTTGAAAATATAACTCAATTTCATGATTGTGAAATTCTATATTGTGTCTTAAATTCCATATAAATCTTTTACCATCTAATGCTCTCTTTACTATTGTCTCATCTTTATTTATAATAGCAAAATCTAATAATATATGTATATCAAGATCTGAATGATCAGAATAATTAAAATTAGCTAATGAACCTGTTAATTGAATATCTTCAATCATCTCAGGAGTGATATGATCATCGTCCTTTATAAACTCATCTACGATTTCAATTATAGAATTTAATACTTCTTCGTTAAAATTATCATCAGTCCAAAATTTAGGATGAAGAGTATCATTATAATATCTTTTTTCAAAAAACTGTTTAAATGATTTAAGTTCATTCTTTTCACGAGCTGTTACACCTGTAAATCCTGTACTACCGGTGCGTGGAGGAGGCTGGAGTGTTGGGTCTTGACCTTTTGTTCCTCTAGCTAATGTCCACATTTCTTCACGTTCACCAGGAGCAGCCCACCAGAACACGTCAGCTAATACTCCTTTCCAGCGATGACCATGAATAATCGAATTGCCATATTTCTTGACTAGCCCTACAACAGCACCGTCACTCTCTCTCTTATACGTACGATGTGATGTAGATCTTGTTTTTTGAGGAATGAATCCTAACCATCTAGTGATAATATATTTAATATCCTCGGTATACTCAGCATTAGGATGCGAACGTCTTTTAGATACGCCTTCATTATTTTGAACNTTTTTGACACACCTGTCGAGCTTTGCTGGCATTTAATTATTTATACAGGCATAGAATGAAATACCGGATGATATTCTTCTTCTTTATCACATTCCCCATAAAAATAATTATCTAACTGCTCTAATAATCTAATCTTAGCCACCTGTAAATCGACTTCATACCATTCATTCTTGATTTGTTTAGCAAAATGAGCCATTTGCTTCTTTATATTCTGCTCAGCTTGAAGATATGCTGGATGTTTTATAGAATATATAACTTCATAGTCTCTAAAGGGAGAACTCGTTTGATATGTTTGTAAGCGAGTGTTCAAATTACGAGTTGTACCTACTTTCAA